TACCAAGGTCAATCATACACATGGATAGGAATAGACGAACTTCCACAATATCCTTCGCCAGATATATATAATTTTTTAAGATCTTCTTTAAGATCCGTTGATAAAAATATTCCTGTTTATATGAGAGCAACAGGTAATCCAGGAAACGTAGGTTCACAATGGGTACGAGAAATGTTCGTAGAACCAGGAAAACCAAATATAGCGTTTGATGTAGGGATAGATACACCTAATGGAAAAAAATACATTAGTAGAAGATTTATTCCAGCTAAGTTACAAGATAATCCATATCTAATGCAGACTGATGATTATTATATTATGCTTGCATCTTTACCTGAAGTACAACGTAAACAATTTTTAGATGGAGATTGGGATGCATATGAAGATTCAGCTTTCCCAGAATTTAGTAAAACAACCCATGTGGTCGAACCTTTTGAAATACCTAATGGATGGTATAAGTTTCGTGCTGCTGACTGGGGTTATTCTTCTCCTGCTTGTGTTTTATGGTTTGCTGTGGATTATAATAATAATGTTTGGATTTATAGAGAATTATATACTTCCAAAGTTACGGCAGATAATTTTGCACATCAAGTCTTAAGATTAGAAAATGGTGAGTATATTCACTATGGAGTATTAGATGTTAGTACTTGGGCAAAGAGAGGTGATGTAGGTCCTAGTATTGCAGAGACAATGATACATAATGGATGTAGATGGAGACCATCAGATAGATCTCCTAAAAGTAGAATTAATGGTAAGTTAGAAGTTCATAAACGTTTTAAATTATTTAATGAAGAACCAGGAATTAGAATATTTAAAACATGTAATAATTTAATTAGAACTTTAAGTACATTACCAACAGATAAAAAAAACCCTGAAGATGTAGATACAAATGCAGAAGATCATGCATATGATGCATTAAGATATGGATGTATGAGTAGACCAATGCATCCTAAATATGCACAAAGATTTAGACCAACATTTCAAAATAGCTTTGAAGCAGTAGATAATAAATTTGGATACTAGGGGTGTCAAAAAAAATAAAAATACCAGAAACAAATAAAAAAAATTTTCCCTATACTTTAAATTTAGTATGGTGGGAGGATATCGTCAGTGAATCAAATTGGGCTGACATAGTAGATATCAAAAAAGCAAAAACAGCTGTATGTTGTAGTGTTGGATGGTTAGTTAAACATGATTCTAATTCTACGGTTTTAATGGCTGATTATTCTTTTGAAGATAATAAAGAAATAAAACAAGGTGGTAATTACACAACCATACCTACCAAAAATATACTAAAGATTAAAAAAATAAAAATATAGGAGATAGACAATGGAAGCAAAATTTGATCCAAAAGCTAAAGTTAAACAAGGTCAATTAAGTGATGCACCTGAAGGTAAACAACCTAACAGGGAATCTACTAATATTGATTTCTCTCAGCATACACATAGAAAACAAGAACCTTTTGAGTATGATGTAGATGTACCTACTAAATCTGGCTCAGAGCATGTGCAAGATTCTTTGTTTAAAATGGCTGACGAAAAAGATTATTAATGAGTCTTGGACCCACTAGTAATTTTATACCTGTCATCTATGCAGGCACTAAAAAGAAAACTAAAAAAATTAAAAAGAAAAAAACAAAAAGGAGAAAACCCAAATGATGAAAAGATATATGCACGGAGAACTCGCACCAGACACACCAAAAGCTGCTAACGAGCCAATGGCTATAGATCCTAATTCTAAAATAAAACAAGGAGCTACAAGCGGTGATGGCAATGATGCTAAAGGTAAGTCTAAATCAAAAGTAGATCCAGCAATCTTTAGAATGGCTGAAGAAAGAGATTACTAATTTAAATGGAAGAAGAAGATAAAAAAACTGATAGGGTCAGTGAATCTTCTCCTATTGTAGGACATATAAGAGAAAAATTTCATCAAGCAGAAACATCAAGACTGTTTGACGAAAAAAGATGGTTAAAGGCTTATAGAAACTATAGAGGAGTTTATGGACCAGAGATGGCTTTTCGATCTAACGAAAAGTCTAGAGTCTTTGTTAAAATAACTAAGACTAAAGTTTTAGCTGCATTTGGTCAAATTATTGAAGTATTATTTTCTGCTGGTAAGTTTCCCCTAGGAATTGCTCCTACACCAGTTCCAGAAGATATTGCTGAATACGCACATATAAAACCAAAACAACCAGAAGCACCACAACAACCACAAGATCCATATGGATTTAAAGGTGACGGTAGAGAAATACCACCAGGTGCAACTGCTGATATGCTAATGAAAAATTTAGCACAAGAATATGATAATTTAGGTTTTGAAGAAGGTCCAGCAAATGCAGGTGAACCACAAATAGAACCAGCAGCTATAAGTGCTAAAAATTTAGAAAAATTAATTCACGATCAATTAGAAGAATCAACAGCAATTACAACTCTTAGACATGTATTTTTTGAAATGTGTTTATTGGGTACGGGTATTTTAAAAGGACCATTTAGTTTTGATAAAGAATACCATTCTTTTGAAGAACATGATGATACATCTGTTCATATTAAAAAAATTAAAACAGTTCCAAAAATAGAAGCAGTATCTTGTTGGGATTTTTATTCAGATCCAAATGCAACAAATATAAATGATTGTGATTATGCAATTCAAAGACATTCATTAAATAGGCAACAATTTTCTGATTTAAGAAAAATGCCATTCTTTGATGAAGTAGCTATAGATCATTGTTTAGAAGAAGGACCTAATTATCAAGTTAGAGGATACGAGTCATCTTTATACAACAGAGAAACTGTAGAAACTATTTATAAAAATAGATTTGAAGTATTAGAATATTGGGGTGTAGTTGATAAAGAATTAGCAGAACAATGTGGTGTAGAAAGTGATAAAGATGTAATTAGTATTAACGCATGGATATGTGGTGGTAAAGTTTTAAGAATGGTTGAAAATCCATTTACACCTACAAGATTACCTTTTATGGTATGTCCATACGAATTAAATCCTTATCAATTTTTTGGTGTTGGTGTTCCAGAAAATATGGAAGACTCACAGCAAATTATGAATGGTCATGCAAGAATGGCTATTGATAATTTAGCACTTGCAGGTAATATGGTATTTGATGTTGATGAAACACAATTAGTGCCTGGTCAAGATATGAAAATTTTTCCTGGTAAAATATTTAGAAGACAAAGTGGACAGCCAGGAACATCTATTAATGCAATAAAATTTCCTAATAGTACACAGGAAAACATGATGATGTTTGATAGATTTAGACAGTTAGCAGATGAAGCAACTGGTATACCATCATATTCACATGGTACAACAGGTGTTCAATCTACAACTAGAACTGCAGCAGGTATGTCAATGTTAATGGGTGCTGCAGCATTAAGTATTAAAACAGTAATTAAAAATATTGACGACTATTTATTAAAGCCCCTAGGAGATAGTTTCTTTCATTGGAACATGCAGTTTAATGCAGACATGCCACATATTAAAGGTAATCTTGAAATTAAACCAAGAGGTACTTCATCTTTAATGCAGAAAGAAGTTAGATCACAAAGACTCATGACATTTATGCAAACAGCAGCTAATCCTGCTCTAGCACCTTTTGTTAGATGGCATACATGTTTAAGAGAAATAGCAAAAGCATTAGATATTGATCCTGATCAATTAATTAATGATCCAGAGAAAGCAGCTATCTATGCACAAATAATGGGAATGGCAAATGGAAATCAAAATAATACAGCCCCTGCTGGAGAACAAAACCCTATGGAGACAGTTGGAAAAGCACCTCCAGGGGCTTCAATCACAGATCCAACAGGAAATGGAGGTGGCAACATCGGAGTCGGCAATATACCGATGCCAGGGGAAGCTGGTTTTGCTTCGCCAGATATTAAACCTACCAACAGCAAACAAACGCAGTAAAGAGAAAGATTAATGGCAATACAGTATTCTTTAAATTATGATGATCAAGGTAATCCATCATTAGTTAAAAATACTATAACTGGTTCAAGAAAAGTTATTGATACAAGTAGATTTACAATAGGTGCGTATTTACCTGCTAGAACAATATCAACAGATTATAATTTTACAGCTACACCTACTGAAGATAGTAGAGAAGTTTTTGGTACACAAACCCAATACGAAATATTAGAAACTTTTATAAAAGAAAATGATGGTGGTGATGGAAATACTAAAGATATTACTCCAACTGGAAAAGATTATAGTTTAAGTGTTACACAACAAGCAAAAGTAAATGCTTTAAAAGCTGCAGGTATGTATAAAGAAGCAGATGATTTTAAAAACTATAGTTTAAATAAAGCTAAAGCAGATGATTTAAAATCATTTACAGGAACTATTGGGCTATTATCTAGTAATCCTTTAACTACTATTTTAGGTGTTGGTGCTAGAATATATGGCAATTATGCTGATAGAAAAACAACTACTATTATGAATGATTATTATGCATCAGAATCTTATCAAGATATGGCAACAAAAATGGATTATGAATATGATGCTTATAGTGACTATGATGTTTATAATGATGGATCATATAACATAGGACCAACATATACTAGAGATGATTTAAAAACTAGAACAGTATTTGATGCAGAAGAGCATGGTGAACCACCTACATCACCTAGAGGCACTGGTAATGTAGAAGCTGGATTAGGTACAGAAACTATGGCTGATATTCAATCAAAAGAAAGGGGACAATCATTACATGGTGATAATGGTGGTAGTGGAAGTAATCAAGGTGGATCACCAGGATCACAAGGACCAGGTGGATCAGATGAAATGGG